AAAACATAGATTCAACAAATTCTGAAATTTATGTGCTTGTTGTAAGAACCATAACTACTATAGGTAATGCTACTGCTTCTGTTGCTGCTGCTCTTCAATGGAGGGAGATTTACTAAATTATGAATGATGTATATCTTGGTAATCCTCTATTAAAAAAAGCAAATACGCAAATTGAATTTACAGAAGAACAAATTATTGAGTTCTTAAAGTGTAAAGAAGACCCTGTTTATTTTGCTAGAAACTACATCAAGATTGTTTCTCTTGATCATGGTCTTGTGCCTTTTAAAATGTATCCTTTCCAAGAAAGGTTAATTCAAAACTTCCACGATAATCGTTTCAACATTTGTAAGATGCCCCGCCAGACGGGTAAAGCTTTATCATTAGATACTCCAATTCCAACTCCAAACGGTTGGACAACCATGGGAGATCTTAAAGTTGGTGATGATATTTTATCACCAAGTGGAGATTCTGTTTCAGTTGTAATGAAAACTGAAACGATGTACAATCACGATTGCTATAAAATATATTTTGATAATGGTGAAGAAATAATTGCAGATGCTGATCATTTATGGGTAGTTAATAGTTCATATTGGAGAACTGGAAAAAAAGTTATAACTTCTAAAGATATATTTGATCAATATCAATCAAAAGTAAAAAATAAAAGAGGAAAGGGATTTCAAGGTTCTTTATTCGTAGATAAATCAAAACCAATTAATTTTGTCAAAAATACATTAAATATTGATCCATATCTTCTTGGTGTTTGGTTAGGTGATGGATATTCTTCTGATGGAAGAGTAATTGCTCATAAAGATGATTATAATTTTTATAAGGAAAAGTTTGATATAGAGCATGGAAGAGAACAGAATAATTGCATTAGGTTTAAAATTAAAAATTTACATTCCAAGTTAAAAGAGTATAACTTACTTAAAAATAAACATATCCCATTAAAGTATCTTCGTTCTTCTTATGAAGATAGATTGGAACTGCTTCGTGGTTTAATGGATACTGATGGATCTGTTAGAAAAGACAGTAGATCATTTGAATTTTATCAAAAAAATTATGATATGGTATTACAGGTTGTTGAGTTACTTTCTTCTCTTGGTATAAAATCAAAGATAAGGCAAAAAGAAATTAAGGGCAATTATTATCATACAGTATCTTTTTCAACTAAAGAAAGAGCATTCAATCTTCCAAGAAAAATTAAAAATATAAACTCAACAAAGTTAATTAGAAAGCAAGAAAGTAGGCACTATATTCACAAAATAGAAAAAGTTGATAGTGTGCCAGTTGCATGTATACAAGTTGATAGTGAAGATCATTTATTTTTGTGCGGCAGGACTTTTATTCCCACACACAATTCTACAACTGTTGTTTCATATCTTTTACATTATGCAGTATTCAATGATAATGTAAATATTGCCATTCTTGCAAACAAAGCATCAACTGCTAGAGACCTTCTTGGAAGACTACAACTTGCTTATGAAAATCTACCCAAGTGGATGCAGCAAGGTATTGTATCCTGGAACAAAGGTAGTTTAGAATTAGAGAATGGGTCTAAGATTTCATCCAACTCTACCTCATCATCTGCAGTTCGAGGTGGATCATATAATGTGATTTTCTTGGACGAATTTGCATTTATTCCAAATCATATTGCTGATGATTTCTTTGCATCAGTATATCCAACTATTTCTTCTGGACAAAGCACAAAAGTTATTATAGTTTCAACACCACGCGGTATGAATCACTTCTACCGCATGTGGCATGATGCTGAAAGAGGTAAGAATGAGTATGTGCCCACTGATGTTCATTGGTCTGAAGTTCCTGGAAGAGATGATGCTTGGAAAGAGCAAACAATTGCCAACACTTCAGAGCAGCAATTCAAAGTTGAATTTGAATGCGAATTCTTAGGATCTGTTAATACTCTTATCAATCCAGCAAAACTTAGAAATCTTGTATATGAAGATCCTATAAAAAGAAATGCTGGATTGGACATATATCAAAATCCAAAAAAAGAGAATAATTATCTAATCACAGTCGATGTTGCTCGTGGAATGGGAAATGATTACTCTGCATTTATTGTTTTTGATATTACAGAGTTTCCATATAAGGTAGTAGCAAAGTATAGGAATAATGAAATTAAACCGATGCTATTTCCAAGTATTATTCACGAAGTGGCAAAAGGATATAATGATGCTTGGTTGTTGGTTGAAGTTAATGATATTGGAGACCAAGTAGCAAACATTTTACACTTTGATTTGGAATATGACAATGTACTTATGTGTGCAATGAGAGGTCGTGCGGGTCAAATTGTTGGATCTGGATTTAGTGGAAAAAAATCGCAGTTGGGTGTGAGAATGACTGCTGCTGTGAAAAAGTTAGGATGCTCTAACTTAAAGACTTTATTAGAAGATGATAAACTTCTTACTGTAGATTATGATATCATTTCAGAACTAACCACATTCGCACAGAGACACAACTCCTTTGAGGCAGAAGAGGGTTGTAATGATGATTTGGCAATGTGCCTTGTAATCTTCTCATGGTTGGTAGCACAGGACTATTTCAAAGAGATGACGGATAATGATGTCCGTAAAAGAATTTATGAGGAGCAAAAAAATCAAATAGAGCAGGATATGGCACCATTCGGATTTATTTCTGATGGACTAGAAGATATGGAAGTGTTTGTAGAAAAAGAAACAGGTGATAAATGGATGTTGGCATCTTCACAAGACAAAAATAGTTCTCTAGAAGTCTGGAATTTGGACGAATATGGTGACAGATCTTATATGTGGGACTATAGATAGATAAAGAAGTAGGAAATTATAAATACTTTTAGATTAATTCTGGACTTGTAGGAGAATAAAGATGCCGCTAAATTTAGCATCTCCTGGAATTGTAGTAAGAGAAATTGACTTAACAATTGGAAGAGTTACTCCTTCATCTGATAAAATTGGTGCAATAGTGGCACCTTTTTCTAAGGGACCGGTAGACTCACCAACTTTAATTGAAAATGAGAATGATTTACTTGTCAATTTTGGAGAACCATATTCAACAGATAAGCATTATGAGCATTGGCTAACAGCATCATCATATTTGGCGTATGGTGGAGCACTAAGAGTTGTAAGATCAAATGACTCTGACTTAAGAAATGGATTTGTTCCAACTGCTGTTGGTGCAGCATCTAGTGTTAAGATTGACAGTTTAGATCATTATAATGCTTTAGGATATGATGAAAATACCCTTGCAGGAGTTGTAGTTGCTGCAAAAAATCCTGGATCATGGTCAAATGGTCTTAAGGTTGGTATCATCGATTCTAAAGCAGACCAAACATTAACAGGGATTAGCACTGGTGTTGTTACAAACACAACATTTGTCGGTGTTGCCACCGCATCGGATGGTGATGTTGGTATCACTACCACAATAATTACTGGAATTACAACAACTGGAATTATTGCTGGGCAAACATTAAAAGAACTATCAGGAATCATTGGTTCTGGTGTAACTGTTACTGATATTGGATCTGGTACAGTTACCATCAATCCAGCATCTTTAAATACAGTTGCATTGGATAATGTAGAGATTTCTTTTGGAAGTTATACTACGACTACAACATCTGCAGCACTTCAAGTTGGATATGGAGTAACTCAATCTGTTGCAGGCAGAATAAATCCTGGAACAGGATCTACCTCAGTTCTTGATGGATACTTAAAGGGAATTATTACTGGAATTGGTAATTCTTCAATTGATGTAAAAGTACTAAGTCATGTTTCTGACGCAGGAACTGAGACTGAGTATGATTATCAACCAAATGGTGTTTGGGCGTTTTCATCTTCAGGATCTGTTGGACTTCATACAAACGGGCAATCTACATCATATGGAAGTGCTGCATACACTTCAAGACTTGACTGGTTTGACCAACAAACATTAGGTTTAACTAGCACTTCATCTATTTCTTGGAATAACATTGCTCCAAGACCTGGCACTTCCGCATACGCTGCACCTAGAGGATCAAGATTTGATGAAGTTCATGTCGTAGTTATTGATGCTCTCGGCACCGTAACTGGAAATGCTGGCACAATTCTTGAGAGGCACTTAGCACTATCTAAGGCATCTAACGCAGAATTCTCTGTAGGTAATCCATCTTACTGGAGAAAGTATCTTGCAAACAACTCAGAGTATATTTTCGGTCTCAATTCACCAACTGGTATCGTAACCACTGGATATAGCACAGGATTCGATCTTGAGTCTGATGTTGCTTGGAATCAGGAAGCAGAAGGAATTACATTTGCTGCTGCTGGCGCTTCTACAAACACACTTACTGGTGGTTTGGACTATAACGGTCAAGCAAACACTACATCAACAGGATCTTTAACCGCAACTCTTGCAGAACTTTCTGATGGTTACGACTTATTTGAAAACACTGAAAACTTCCAGGTAGATTTCCTTCTGATGGGATCTGCCGCATATGATATTAATGATGCACAGGCACTTGCAAACAAACTGATTTCTGTTGCAGAATTAAGAAAAGATGCAATCGCATTCATTTCACCATACAGAGGAGCAGCACTTTCTGATACCTCATCTCAGACTGAAGTAACTGTAAGGTCTGCTGCTGACATCACTGATAATGTTGTGGAGTTCTATGCACCTATAACCTCATCAACTTATGCAATATTTGATAGTGGTTATAAGTACATGTATGATAGATTTGCAAATACCTTCAGATATGTGCCACTGAATGGAGACATTGCTGGACTTTGTGCCCGCAATGACATCAACAACTTTGCCTGGTATTCACCTGCAGGAACTTCTAGAGGTGCGATTCTGAATGCAGTTAAACTTGCATACAATCCATCAAAAACTCAAAGAGACGTTCTCTATTCAAATAGAATCAACCCAGTAATCTTCTCACCAGGAACAGGTATTATCCTATTCGGTGATAAGACTGGATTTGGTAAGTCTTCTGCATTTGACAGAATCAATGTCCGTCGTCTGTTTATCTATCTTGAGGATGCTATTTCTCAAGCAGCAAAAGATGCTCTCTTCGAATTCAATGATGAGATTACGAGAACAAACTTCGTAAACACCATTGAACCATTCTTACGCGATGTCCAAG